TCATTTGATAAGTATTTACTTACGTTTTCATATTCTTCTGGATACATTATAACAGCTCCAAGAATCGCATCCTCGGTGGCGCTATCATATGGTAGAGTTAACACCATATCCTTCTCCTTTCTAGAACAGTTGAGTCTGTGCTGTTCTTCGCTTTATTATTTCAATGTAATCTGGATTTAGCTCAATGCCAATCCATTTTCTTCCTAGTTCCTGAGCAACAAGTGCAGTTGTTCCACTTCCTAGAAATGGGTCAAGCACAATGTCACCTTCTCTACTTCCAGCTTTAATACATAATGAAGGCAATTCAGTTGGGAAGACTGCAAAGTGAGCCTCCTTTAAAGATGCAGTATTAAAAGTCCAAACACTTCCACGTCTTACATCTTTTATCCTTATTGCATCTGCATTAAAGTAGTATTGTTTTTTCTTTGTAAACAAGAAAATATATTCATGTGATTTAACACATCTGTTGTTTACTGCTTCTGGCATAGGGTTTGGTTTATGCCAAATTATATCTTGCTTTAAGTACCATCCTTGTTTTTGCATTTCAACTGCAAACATCCAAGGTACTCCTGATAAATCTCCATCTTTTAAATAAGCATGCTTTGGTGGTGCAGCTCTTTTTTGTCTATACTCTACTCCAGTTGTTGAATTTGTTATACTATTCTTGTCATAATGTCCACCTTTTGCTCCAAAAAAAGTATCTCCAATGTTTACCCAAACAGTTCCATCGTCTTTTAAAACTCTTTTAATCTTACTAAATAAATTTACTAAATTGAAGACAAACTTTTCTGGAGATGACTCTTGTCCAAGCTGGTCATCATTGTCATAATTTCTAAGTCCCCAATAAGGCGGTGAAGTAACTACTGTTTGAATACTACTAGAATCAATCTCATCAATCTTGGATAAGCAATCTCCTGATAGTATCATGCCACTTTTTCTCCTTCTCTTCTAACTCAAGGATTCTATCCTCAGTTCTGTTTATTAGTTCTTCTGTAACTAACGTATTATATTCGGTATACTTTCCAATCATTTCTCTATATTCTTCAAGGTCTGATTTGTACCAGTCGATAATTCGTTGTCTGTCTGATTTTCCTGTGTATTGGCCTTTCTTTCTTGCCATCCTGACATCCTTTCTTCTAAGGCTTGCATAACAGCATCCATAAGCTCATCACGATTCACTTCATTTATCTTATACAAAGATGTTTCATCTTGTACAGGTAAAGCTTTCATTGGCTCATGTTTGAAGAAGATACCCCATTGCTTCTCTTTTATTATGTCACAAACAAGCTCTGCTATTTTGGTTTTCATTTTGTTCCACCTCCTTTCTTTGGCTTTGTTCTGTTGCAAAGAATATTCATGTATAACCGCTTCATACTCATCAAAAAATCTACCACCATCACTTGTCAGATACGTCGCTGTTAGCTCCGTCTTTAGTAGACTTTTCAACCACATCAAGTACGTATTGTTTAAATTCATCTTTTTCATTTTTCCATTCATGATAGTTGTCTATTATAAACTCTATGTTATACACTCTTTTTGTTAGATTTTCCAGACTTACTATTAGATTGCTTACTACTTTTTGCATCTCTTTCATTGTCGGCTTTTTCTTTTTCATCTACTTCCCCTTTATTGTCTTCTGTGTCTGCTCCAACATCTTCGACTAAATCTATATGTTTTGTTTTACTTGATTCTTCATATATTTCATCCATATCTTCACTTAAATCATCTAATTTAGATACCATACCTCTTACAGTATTTTCTAATTTTTCGACTTGTAGTTTTAATGAATCAATATCTTTTTCCATATCTATTGCTCTACCCATTTTCATTCTCCTTTTTTTGTTTATATTTATATGTAATTCTATCATCAATAATATGTGAAATAATATTATATTTATCTGAATTTGATGTTCTCCCATAATGCATATGAGTAAAATAAGAAGGGAAAACAACAATTCTTCCAGCTTTTGGTTTTATATTTCTTTTTAAAAGAGGGAATGAAGTTTCTCCTCCATATTTTACATCATTTAAATAAACAATAACAGCCAATATTCTATCTACGTGATTTTCATTATCATAGTGCATTATATGATAACCATCTTTGTTTTTTTCATATTTTCTAAGTTTAATACTTTCTACAATAAAATTTTTAGGCATATCTGGTATTTTATCCTCTGATATAAAATTCTTAACATTATAAACATTAAGACCAATGAATCCTTTTCCTAAAACTCCGCAGTTTAAAAGATATGAATATATGCAGATACCTATTTTATTATGTAATGAAGCATACATATCGCTAATATCATTATCATTTAAGTCATCTCCACAGTTTTTATATATATTAATATCTTTACTTGTTTTAAGTGAAATATTTTCCTCATTAAAACCAACAAGTCCATTTTTCATTTTTCCTTCAGATAAAAATTTATTAATTTTTTTTCTAAACTCTAAACATTCTTTCTTACTTAAAGCATTATCAAAGCACTGAATATAATCCATATTCATACTTTCAGCTACATCTACAAGAAGACTTATAGATTCTCTTCTTTTTTTTATCTCTTTATCCATTTATATCCAATTGTTAGTCGTATGGGCATACAGATTTCTAAGCTAATTGACATTACTTTGGCCTGTACGCCCACACTGTTATAAGCGTTAATTAAAAGGGTAAATCCGAACCACTTTTAGCACTTATTTCTTTTTTAGTTCCACCAGTCCATTTTTTACAGAATTTGACATCCCAATAAACTTTGGTCTCTCCTTCTTTATTTTTAAATGGTCTTCCTTTGTCCACGAAAGCACAAACTGGTTGTCCAAGAATCATATCTGCGCTTAACTCAGGTAATAACTGAACCTCAACATCTTCTCCATCTATTGTTTTAGTTTCAGTTGGACATTCAACTCCGATAGTTTCACAGAACCTTAAATATCCTGCATTACCTGTTGGATTAGATTCAAAAGTATCATCCTTTGAAGGCTCTAAAAACCTCCATAATTTACCTTTGAATTTTTTACCTATATACACATGTCCTTTTGTAGTTAACATTTTACCATCAATATCTTCATACTGAAAATCAAAATCTTTATTCTCAGTTGAAGCTACAAATGTATATGTATATAGCCTTGCTTTGTATTGTCCATCTTTAACATCAAGAACCTTAGAATCTACCTCAGTAATATGACCCCAATAGTCTCCTTTTGCAAATGGTACAAACTTAGCCTTTCTACCTTTTACATAAAAGCTCTGTTCTTTTGTTATTTCATTGAACATATCGTTTACTTCTGCCATGTTATTTTCCTTTCTCTTTTATTATGTTTTGTACTTTTTCTATAGCAGCCTCGTAGTTATGTGCATTCAAACTCATATTAGTTGCTTTAACTTTTAAATCATCAACAAACTTCTTACCCAGAGGTTTTGCTAAATCATATAAGTCTTGTGCTTCTTTTGAAGATAAAGCATCAGGCTCTGGCAAATCTTCACCTGCAAAGATATATAAACCTAATCCGTGCAGTGCTATTGCTTTTGCTAATGCTCTTTGCAAACTCGTATTAATTTGAAATGCATTTGGTTTTTCTATTGACTGATTACGATTATCAAGCACAGGATGAATCTGTGATAGTGATACACCATCAACTTCAACCCATACATCTACGAAATAACCACAATCTGTTTTGAAGAATGGCGAACCATCCTCCGCTTTTGTTACACCCCATCTTGCAGTAGGTGAAGCTTTTTTAAGCTCTGATACTGCATTAGCCCAAGACAAGTAATTAAATTGACCCTTCTTCTCAATATATTTACTTACGTCTGTTTTGTAGAGCTTCATGAATGTGCTTTGTTTTGTGTTACTCATATTCACTCTCCTATCTTGGTGGATTACAGATGTCTCTAAATTGACAATAGTTACACTGCCATTTCTGTACAGGTGAAACTCCAACTCTGAAACTCGGTAATCCTTGTTTATGTTCATCGTTTATATTCCGCCAAAATAGATATGCTCTTGATACAAAAGATAAAGGGACTTCTACAGCCCTCATCTGTGAATCATCTTTATTGTAGTAATAAAGGAACATACCATCCAATTGACCGAATTTTTTTTGTAAGGCATACCCATAAGTGCCTAACTGTAATTCATAGTGAATGCTTGGATTTAAAGTTTTATTTCTGCCAAACTTCATTTTCCAAGACCAACCACCACAAGTTTTAATATCATACAAATAAACTCTCTGCTCAGGGACATTGTGTTTTGCAACAACATCATAAAAACCTCTTACATTTAATTCATCAATTCTTATTTCTCCTTCAACTTTGAAATCAATATCTTTTTCTTTATTATTAATTTCTTTTTCTTTATCAGTTAGCTTAATATTATCTCTATTATAATCTCTATTAAAGTGCGCGCGCGTAAGAGAATTTTGTATGTCATCGTGTATTGCAGTACCCAATCTTAAAAGCCTTTTTGTTCTTTCATCAAACTGTATTGTTGGTTCTAACTTCTCAACAGATTCGTAGTATAATTTCCTTGAACAAGACCCTGCACCACTTGCGTGATACCAATGCTCATTACCTTCATATCTTTCTAATCTGTTTTGCTCTTGTTTTTCATCAAGATATTGGTTATATATCCCCTCAATATC